CATTTTAGATCAAGATGTTCGCCAGCAGCAACAATAGCTTCGACTCCTAGCTGACCTACTCTTTCCGCATCCTTCTCAAGAACCTCTAGCTGCCATTCATCATGCACATTAGCCACGAAGTGAGCATCCAGACCTTCCTTCTTTAAACTTCTGTTGAATAGTACCAGAGCTTGCTTCATAACAACAGCACCTGCACCCTGCAATAGAGTATTAAGTGCAGCATGTTCACTACGGACAAACAGCTTACGACCATCTAGCCCTTTGAGGTAACCTCTTTCAGACGCTGTTCCAACTCTATTTTTAAGAGACTTGAATGATGGTAGATTATCGAAGAAAGATTGTCTAAGTCTCGTACCAACTGTTCGACCTCCACCAGCCACGCTTCCAAGCTTTTCATCTCCTGCTCCGTATAGGAGTGCATATATGAATGTCTTCGCCTGAGATCTTGATTCAAGTCCTGCAAGGTTTTGATTAGCGGTGTGTATGTCTCCGTTAATGACTTCATTTGTGTAGTCCTTATCATCCATGTAGTGTGAAAGCATTCTAAGTTCCAATCCACTAGCATCAATACCGACTAGCTTGTAGCCTTGTGGTACAGTCCACACAGCACGACACTGAGGGCCGTATGGTGAATTAGAGCTAGGAACCTGTGCCATATTTGGATTCCTGTGCGTCATGCGTCCAGTGATTGCACCATTAGGTATCACAAACCCATGCACTCTACCGTCTTCTTCTACTGATTCATTCCAAGAGTTTATCTGAGACACTCTCTTCTGATACATCAAGTATGCCTTAATCAACTCTGCTTCTTTGATCCCTTTTACTTCAGCAAGAGTCTTCTCATTCACTATTGGTCTGCCATGAGCAGTAAACTCAGTAGGTTTCCATCCGAACTCTTGTAGGTACTCGCCTACCTGCTGCCTAGAACCTAGATTAAAGTCTTGAGATCTACTGCGTATCACAGGCTCGCACATTTCTGTGCGAAATTCTGCTTTCTCTAACTTCTTTGTCATAAGTTCATGCTCAGCGCGTGTCATTCGTACACCCTTACCTACACCTGCTTCGCAAAGATTAGCCATCTTACTTAATGAACCGTTTTTGGTGATCCTTGGGTACAGCTTTGTCTTTGTGATTTTTGGTTTGAACACTCGTTTAACTGCTGCTTCTGTCTTAGCAACAGTCTCGCGTAGTTCAGCAAGTAACAGATCCGCAGCCATAGAGTCGTATAAGAATCCATGTTTCTCTTGCTCCTTTAGTATCTCAGCTACCTCATGCTCAAGCTCAACGCTTTCTCTGCTGAATCCTCTGGACTCTTCACGTAAAGCAAAGTAAACAAGAACATTCAACTCAACGTCCTGTATACAGTAGTCCAACATCTCTTTGGTAAAGCCACCAGAGAACTCTTTGAACTCTATTTTATTTGAACGTAGCTTGTGTCCCCATGTACCTAGACCGTGACCAGCTTCACGAACTGGGTCAAACAGTCTAGACAGTACAAGAGTATCCACTATCTTCTGTCCACGACCAAGCGTTTTGAATCTAGTTAGATCTCTAAGCACAGGTAGGTCAAAGCCTATGATGTTGTGGCCTATTAGTTCGTCTGCCTCAGATAGAAGCTGGCATCCTTCATCTATCTGATCAGGCCCATAGGTGTAAAGTTGTTTACTTTCTATGTCCTTGGCAACTAAGCACCATATCTTTGTTGCTTTGAGATCATCTGTCTCAATGTCGAATACAAGTTTCATTAATCAAACTCCAGTGCCAGTTCCTTCTCTTCATCATTGGAGTTGCTTATGTCATCTCCATCTACTTCAGATAGTCTACCTGTTTCATTGTCAAATACAAGATGTGTAGCTAGTCCCACATCACCTGTGTATCTTGATTTAAGTATACGTACTCTGGTAGTTGATGCCTCTAAAGGATCATCTGATTGCTGGTTACGCTCAAGTGATATAACACAGTCAGATAGCTGGGCGATGGACTGACTGCCTCTGAGGTGGCTTAGACCTGTCTCTATGCCGTTCTCATGGCCTTTGTTGCCATCTACCCTACGAAGGTGTGACACTAAGATCACTCCCGCTCCTGTCTCTTCTACGAGCGTTCTGATGCGGTGCATGATAGCGTCTATGCCTCGTCTTTCATCGCCTTCAATGGTAGTAGATACCATCATGTGCAGGTGATCAATGACAACCCACTTACACCCGCAACCTACAATCATAAACCTTAACTTACTGAAGATAGAGTCTATGTCGTTTGCTCCGAAGTGTGCGTGAATCCATACACGATTGTTGTTGTCACCGTCGTACATTACATCAAAGAACTTATCTAGTTCTTCTTCTGTGTACTGGTCACGTATCCTGTCAATGTGTAACTTAGCATTAGCTTCAATTGAAAGTATACCATCAACTGTTCTGTTGAAAGTTTCTTCCAGAGCAATGATGCCTACGTTATCGTTTGTTGTTTTAATTAGCCAGTGTTCTAGTTCGCGTGTAACACTAGACTTACCTAAGCCTGTGCCTCCAGTTAGTGTAACTAGTTCACCGTGCCTAAGCCCTTCTAGCTTCTCATTCAAACCTTGCCAAGGGTAGGGGAAGGATTGCTTCTTCTCTCTGTTCTTATACTTCTCTTTGTTTTCAGAGACACTAAGAACTCCAGAGGGTGTATAAGTTTTAGCTGCCCACCAAGCTGCAACATAACCTTTGTGATCCTGCTTGTTCAGCATATCGTTGGCGTCTTTAACGCCTTCAGGTAGTGTCATTATCCTTGCTTTGCTGGGTTTAAGCAGTCTAGCTACACGCCTAGCAGACTCTCTGCCTACCTTGTCCTCATCAAAGTTAATTATGATGTTGTCAAAGGTTTCTAGGTACTCTAGAGATGCTTTAACGTCACGCTCTGCACCCTGTGCGCCTGATCTGACGCTGAGTACAGGCCATTTAGATCCTAGTAGTTCGTATGCAGCCATAGCATCACACTCACCTTCAACTAGGGTTATGTACTTACCTCCTGCTTGAAACATATGCTCACCAAACAGACCAGCAGAACCAATGGCTCCTTTTGAAAAGAAGTTTTGCTTCCCTGTGCTGCCTAGTACACGTTCCTTGTAGGCTACAATCTCTTTGTCTTTGTAGTAAGGGTAAAGATGTTTGAGGATGTTGCCAGCAGAGTCAAGGATACATCGAACACCATACTTCCTAGCTGTTTGCTCTGATATTCCACGATCTCTGAGTGGCACGTACTCACCCTCTTCTGCGAAGGTGATGGGTTCTTTTTCTATTAAGTTGATTTCAATATCTCCTGTAGGCGAATCACCTAACAATGCGTTGTACTTTCTACTGCTGAACCTTTCCCCGCATGAAAAGCAGAATGCACTACCATCGTCATTGATAGATAGTGCATCGCTTGATCCACAGTCAGGGCAAGGCTGATGGAGTTTGACGAAACTCAATTAGCTTACTCCTATAATTTAAATTTCATGTGAGTCTGATTGAACAGGTTCCTCTGCCGCCTCCTCTTCGACTAGCATATCGTCAGTTAGTTGTTGAAGTACTGCTTCATTGAAACCTTTAGCAGCCATTTCTAATTTAGCTAAGGTCTTCCTAGCTTGCTGTATTTCTTTATCTGTCTCTATGATTAAGACAAAAGCACTCTTACCTTCATCTGTAAACCTATCTACAGCGTAGGTTCCAGACTCAGAAGTGTAAGTCCATCCTTGTTGATCACTCATTGTGCCTCCTTTAAAATGCTAAGCTTTCTATTGTGGTGGGCGTTTCTACCGTCTGCTCACCACGCTCAATCAGATTAAGAATCTGAACAGCTTGGAGTTGTGGACGTACTATCTTATTTAGTTTGCCATACTCCTTACGCGCCCATTGCACAGCGATTGTAGAACCGTTACCAATAGATACGTCTGTCCTGTTCTTATCCTTATCTACTACGATAGGTGCAGGGATCTGACTTCCATCAGAGTTATGCGCCCAAGTAGCAAACTTAATAACAGCATCAGGTGTGAAGTTCTTCTTCCCCGGCGGCATCAAGAACGCATCTGAGAATCCCGCATCTTTGAACATAGCAAAGACATCATCAGATACTGCTAGGAATAGCTCGTACCATGCTGTTGTTTTGTTATAGTCCAGATTAGGAACTACCAGATGAGGGTAGTATACCTGTCCCTCTACGACTGAAGGTGGGTTCATGTTTCATCTCCTTTCTTGGTTAATGAATCTAGATTGTACTCCTCTATGAAAGGAAAGTAAACATCTCTGTACACATCAATGTCAATTCCTTCGCCCAGAAGAAGCACCACTCCTTTATCAGAGTTGCTTGCTACAGTAACAGGACACTTATTCTCATACAAGGTACGAATGTACTTTGATGTTTTAAAAATGTCGTACTGTTCTTTTGTTAACGGTAGGTAATAGTCCATCACCACTCTCCTAAATCATCAAGGAACTCACTGAACAAAAGGGACATGTTGTTATCACCTAACTTCCAGCAACCTGCCTCGCTGCACCTGTCTTCAACAAGTGTAAAGAATTTATTTTTAATCTTCTCAGATGGTTGAGTGGCGCAGATACGCAATGCCCATAGCTGCGCCCACCAATCGTCTAACTCAGAATAGAACTCTGCTCTTGGATCAGTTGCGCTCATACAGTTCCTCCATCATCAGGTTTAAATAATTCTCAATGAACAAGATAACAAATTCCTCTCCATGTTTCAAGCATAACTGAAGTGCCTCTTCCTTTACCAAGTCAGTCACTGGTGCCTCAAAGGTATAGACTTGTGAATACTTTAGAATATGGTTCGACACATCAATTACGTTTTGCATGTTAGGCTCCCTTTGCCATTCGTCTTTGTTCCTGTCTGCGATAGTTGTAAGCAGTAGAGTATCCAATGCCTACAGTCTCAGCGATCTCACTCACGGGACAGTTCTGCCTAGTCATTTGAAATACTTTCTGAATCTCTTCATCAGTCAGCTTGGTACGATACCTGTCAATATCAATACTAGTTGCAGACATCTTAGCTCGTTTTTTCTGAGCCTGTATTGCTTTAAGCAGTAGCATAGTTACGCTCCATAGTCGGTTGTCTGTGGCTGGGCCATCGCATATCAATCACAAGAGGTTTGTAATTAAAATAATATTCAGTGTAACCAGCCAGAGATGTCTCACGCTTGCACTCATCAGGCATACACTGAGGAGGATCTGTCCACTCAATGTCAGGAATGCCCATAGGTGGCTCAAATAAAGCGTATGCACACTTTTGCCACGTTAGGTGTTCCCTACCATAGCGTTCTGTATACTCGTCTGAGAGAGCCATGAAGTGCCTGAACAGCCAGACATATTGTTTAAGACCACTACGCGCCCAGATAGTGCTAGGATGATTCCTGTGCGCTACTTTATAGGGTACGTCATGGTTTCCAAACTCATGGTGTGCTGTACAAAGCATTTGCGCTGACTCTAGTACCATCTTCACTACGTGCTTGTCGCATTGCATCTGCGCTGCTTTGACAGGGCATGTATCTATGTAAAAGATATTCAT